ACGTTGGGTCTTTAGTAGTTTTTTAATCTTAGCCTTTGTCATCTTTGTTCTGCTGGCTAATGCCTCAATGTAACTGTCTTGAACCCACTTGATCTCTTCTAGTTCATTTTCCATATTAAAGATGGTGCCTCCGGCTCCTGCCAAAACGTTGTGGAGCATGATACGACAATTACGACCTACCTTGCGCTTTCCGGGTGTGCCGGCTGCAAGGATTGGGACGCCAGCGGACATCACCTTGCCTACCCCATAAGTGTGGATGTCGCAAGTGTTCTGCTTAACCATATCCATGACATCCAATATAGAGAACATGTCACTTGCAATGCCCCCATGAGTTGAGACATACATGTTAATAGGTCGAGCGGCCAGCACAGTCTCAGATTCTGGGTCTTCTGGATCTTTCATCATTGGCATGATGGAGTTATTCTCAAGATATAGCAGTGCTGCAACAACCTCGGCGCCTTTTCTTTCCGATATATCTCCATAAAGGCTTATAGTCCTTAGTTCCGGGGTGTAATCCACAGGAGGCTGTATGTTGTTTATAATGACAATCTGTTTGTCTTCAGTGTATCTGACATCATCCAGCGATACTGGCGTCTTCAATGGAGCATCCTTTGTCTTTGTTTTGCTCTTTTTTTTCTTATTTTGTTTTTTATCAGTCATGTTATCTCTTTCAAGTTTATTATATTGTTGTGTTTTAGCTCTGCCACTAGTTTAGTAAATTCTTCTTGCGCACAAAAAGCTTTCCTAAATATTAAAATCTTCTTCTCTTTCCTCGAATCAACTCCCTCTGCAACATTAAACCAACCCTGAAATGCCTCATAGAGTATTTCAGATTGCTTCGGGTCGCAAGAAATCTGTACATTGTATTCACCTTCTTCTGTTTTCCAATAGGAACCTTCTATCAAGACACTCATAACAAACACCTCCAAAGCAAGTTAGCGTTTGTTATAAATATCATACCAGATTTCCTTTGGAATGTCTATAAAAAAAACCCCAAAGTTTTTAACGCTTTGGGGTTTAGAAATATAAACGAGTGATAAAGTATTTTACTTGCGGTTTAGTTTCTCTTTTATAATTCTCTGCGTAACCCTCTTAAGGATCTCCTGTACAATTTCGTCTTCTTCCTCATCTGCAGGAGCGTCGTCCATTTCAGGTGCCTCTTCTGCTTCTGGCTCCTCTTCCATGTCCATCTCAGGCTCTGGCTCCATGTCCATCTCAGGCTCTGGCTCCTCTGCGTCCATTGCAGCCTTAAGGCGCTCACCTAGGTCGATAAGAAGCTGTGCCTCTTCTTCTGTTAGGCTAATGTCAGCATCGCCCATTTCTGGCTCTGGCTCACCGCCCATGTCCATCTCTGGGTCTTCTTCCATATCACCCATGTCGACGTCCATTTCCATTTCTTCTTCTTCTTGCTCAGTTACGACTTCTTCGTCAGCTGTTTCTTCTTCAGTCACAACATCTTCGTCAGTAGTTGTTGTTTCTTCGATCTCTTCCTCTTCCTCTTCACGCTTATACTTCATGCCCATCTCGCTGATGAAGTTGTTAGTCATAGACTCTACGTTAGCCAACTTCATGAAGCGGCGGATCGTATTCTCGTTAAGTAATTTGTTATCACTCATTTAAAATTTTCTCCTTTTGTATACAAAAATGGTGTAAAATACAATAATAAATAGTCTTTGTTGCTTATAAAATCATTTTTTTATTCTCTTCGAAAGTTTCTTGAGAGCTTGCTTTTCTATCTGGGAAACTCTTACTAAAGAGATGCCTAGCCTTTTTGAGACTTCATCCAATGTCATAGCACCGTGCTTTTCTATAGCGACATAGATGCAGTTGTCGTCTTCAGGATAATCTATCCAGCTTCTACTCTCTTCTTCTTCGCAATCTTTTTTACTCATTTTATTATTCAAAGTCCTCTTCAATTAAATCGTATATAAAGTTTTTTTCGTTATTAGAAAGGCCGAGTTCGCGGAGCATCTGCTCCCCTTGTTCAACCTCTTTTCTACTGTTTTTTCTCTTTTTCTGACCCATTGTGCTTTTAGCCTCTTTTACTTTTTCAATGACTTTGGTCATGTCTAAGTCATTATTGACATACAGATCAACTAGGCCTCTGAAAAAGTTGCCCTGTGTTAATCTGTCATATCTCAGTCTGATTAGCATCCTTGCGTGCTGCTCATCGTCCTCCTCAAAAAAGACCTTCTTTATTGTCATTTTCTTAGAATGTGCGTGCTACTCTCCACTTGGCCAGCTGCAGTCTGCTGTATGAACTGTGCCTTGGCTTGTAGCTCTCCTATAGTGCGAGCACCAGAGTAAGATAACCCTGACTTGATGTTTTGTTCAAGTTTTTTCAGAGTATCTTTTACACTTCCCTTGTAGGTGATCGTAGTGGATATGCCCTCTAAGGATCTAGCTTGGCCTCTCCATGCAACTTGAGCTTCAACGCTGGCCATGCCCCTGTAGACTTTGTACTTCTTGTCTTCTGTTGTACTTAGGATGTCTCCAGGGCTCTCATCTGTGCCAGCCAACATAGAACCTAACATAACTGCATCTGCTCCAGCAGCTAAAGCCTTGACAGCATCTCCTGGAGTTTTTATTCCTCCGTCTGCGATTATAGCTGCGCCGTCCATGGATGCACAATCTAAAACAGACTGGAAGGTTGGCACACCGTGACCAGTCTGTATCCTCGTTGAACATATAGATCCACCTCCGATGCCTACCCTTACAGCATCTGCCCCCCAGGATGATAAATCATGGTATGCACTAGGTGTGGCTATATTCCCTGCAATCAAAGTCACTTTATCCCCGAATTTATCTTTAAGGGACTTTATCGACCTCTCCATTAGTGAGTGGTGCCCGTGAGCGACATCAACACACAGGATCCTTGCCCCGCAGTTATAAAGTAACTCTGCTCTCTTGGTGTGCTCCTCTGTTGAACCGATGGCCGCGGCAAGGTTATTTGCTGCAGCTGACGATTCTTGCTCTAAAATATCCCGGGCAGCAGTAATCATATTAGATTGTGAGCCGGGTCCATTATACCTATGCAATATTCCAAGTCCGCCTAGGCGAGCCATTGTAAGCATCATCTCTAGTTCAGTTACAGTGTCCATTGGGCTAGAAATAATAGGCAAACGAAAACTATGATTACCTATCGAAGTCTGCAGACTTACTTCCTGCCTAGATTCAATGTCACTCTTGAGTGGGACCAATAAAACGTCGTCAAACGAATAAGCTTGTTTAAACTTCATTTTGCCAGTCCTCTTCTGTGCCAAAACATGAAGGACAAAGAAGATCTATATTTTCGCTTTTCTGATTAATTTTCCAGTCATCGATCTTCTCGCCCTGTTCTGGAGCATAACCGCAAGCAGAACAAGCAACAAGCCGCTTAAACTGCTTCATTCTCTTTTTGAACTCTTTCATAAAAGCATTTTGCTGCTTTCTTTTGATCTTCCTTGTAGCTGACATGTTATTCTCCTGTGGAGCCTAGCGCTCCGTCGCCTCTATCTGTTTTTCTAGAATACACCTTATCTTCATCAATTTCAACCATAATCGGCACACTAATAGGAATAAATACTCCCTGGGCTAATTTTGTGCCTGGTAAAATTGTTTGTGGGTGCTGTCCGATATTCTGTAAATTAACAAATACTTCCCCATTGTAGCCTCGATCTACAACGCAAGCACCTGTAACCAGTTGCCTCTTGGATGCTACCCCAGATTTATTCATTATCTGAAGCATGTGCCCTGTTGGTACACTGATCTTTAGTCCTGTCCCTAGGATCTTTGACTGGCCAGGTTGCACAACAACACTCTCGCCATCTTCCGGGGCGAAGAAGAAATCCATTCCGGCATCTGAATTATGTGCACGTTGTGGGATCTTCGCATCCTCTCTCAATCTATATACTTTTACTTTCTCGTCGAACATCAACAAACTCCTTTTCCTCTAACGTCTTGTTCTTCAATAAGGGTGTAGGTAAAGCTGTTACCAAACCTATCTGCTCCTTTGTTGCAAGTATCCATGAACTCGTAAAAGTCTTTACTGCTCTGGAACACTTGGCATCCAGCGGATACACCGCCTGTATATTCTCTCTCGTCTGAACCAAAGTGACGATGGATATTGATCCCGAAGAAACCTTCGTGCTCTGGTCCTACATAATCTGGTGTGGTGTCTTTGTTTGCATCTCTCCAGACACTCACTGTACCATTACGTTGGCATAGGGCTGTGTACTTTCTTTTGCCTCCGTGAGTATCTATCTTGTAGACGCCGCGGTATTGTGCTGGTACTAAGATTGCGGTACCTTTTGACACAATTGGCTTCGTCAAGATCCTTGTTCCGGGCTCGGTAGTGGCAGGATAAATATCACACACCCAGTCCCCATCAATCTTATATATCAGATTAATAAAATCATCAAACTTTGAAGCGTCTCCGGAATCATTCCTAACGCCAATAATATTAAGGTTATAATCTCCATTCTCAAAGAATGCGTGACCCTTATTTTCAAGGGTCTCCTTATAGTGTTTCGCCATCATTCGGGCGGCGAGACCCGTTAATCTAGCCATTGTTATCTCCTTAAGCTAATAATTTAAACATCTTCCTGACACTGAATGTCGAGAAGCCCCAGTTTGGATCGTAGTTCAGTCGTGCCATATAGGGTCGGTTGATGTGAACAACATCTCTGTTTGGATCTACACCCCAACATCGGATAGTGTTCGTCTCGTTGTTATCATCAATCACCTTTACTACATAGAAGTTCTTACCGTTCTTTGACTTCTTGAGCTTGCACTCTCTTGGAATGAACCAAGTGACACCAAGTTCAGGATCGTACTCAGAGATCGGTGGAATATAAAGCTCATCTAACTTGCTGCGGACGTGGTCATTGATAACAGAATTTATAGGAAACACTCCTGTTAGATTTACCAGATACTCTAGCTTTTCTTCTTCCGAGAAGTCTCCTTCTCCTGCATATGTGACGATGTTTTCTTCCAGGTTCTTTAGCTTTCGTGGCCGGTCGACGACACATGCGGACCAGAAGTGCTTAAGACCTGAGAAGCGATCATCGACCAAATCAGTCAGAGCCTGAGCACGACAGAGCGCATCGAGTGCTTTCTTGTTCAGTTTTGAATACTTCACCTTATCGTGGAACAAGAACTCCTCAATCGTATTGAAAGGTCGGTGGTCAATAATCTGTTGGATTGCCACTGCACCCAGGCCCTTGATTGATGTTAGCGGTTGAATAAGAGTCTTATTGTCCTCGCTGATCTCCCAGGCAACACCAGAAGTGTTGACGTTCAAGGGCTCGACCGCATATCCCATTGACTTAGCAGTGGAAATCGCTCGCTCCTTACGTGTCTCTGGTTCCTTATCCAAGAACGCTGCAAGCCATTCTGCTGGATAATAGTTGAGCAACCAAGCACACTGAAAAGACAGGATGCAGTAAGATACCGCGTGAGACTTGTTGAAGCCATATCCTGAAAAGTATTCAAACTTGTTCCACAGTTCTCTCGCTTCATGTGAGGCGATACCTTTCTCTAGGCACCCCTTGTGGAACTTGTCAAAGATCTTATCCTTCTCTGCAGCTGCAGCACCGGTACCCTTCTTGGTCAAAAGCTTTCTAAGCTTGTTACCTTCATCCAGGGATAGATCCTTGCCCAACTTGTGAGCAAGCATAGCGATCTGTTCCTGAAAGATAAGGAAGCCGTATGTCTCTTCTGTCACTTCTCGAGTAGTCTCATTGAGGTATTCTACCTCGTCTGGTGCCTGCTTAGCTCCGATGAACATCTTGTCAACGCCGGCGCTTAGTGGGCCTGGTCGATAAATACTCGTGATAGAAGCCAGATCAGTAATGTTATCCGGTTTTGCGTTCTTGCAGAACGACTGGGCTCCAGCTTCTGTGAACTGAAAGATGCCTGCCCACTTACCTGCATGGAACACATTCTTCCACACTTCTTCGTTGTCTAAGTCAATCTTGTCTGGGTGCAGGTGCTCATCATAAAAAGCTCTGACCTGCTCAAACGTTGGGTTCTCTATATTGTGATGCCTCTTTAGAATACGCTCGACAGCGCCTTCGACCATGCGAAGAGAAGCCAGCCCAAGAATATCGAACTTGATAAAGCCCATAGGCTCAAGGTGTCTAACATTTTGTCCTTCACTCCATGGGGTCTGTCTTACCCCTCCACTATTAATAAGAGGCATCCACTCATTAAGTCGCTCACCGACAACGACGCCACCTGCGTGACGGCTAGCTGAACGGGTTTGGCCGTAGAGCTTTTCGACGTGCGTCTTGATGTGTGGATATTTCTCCAAGAACTTTTGAAGCGTTTCTGAATACATCATCAATTCTTCAAATGTTGGAGCATAAACACCGGCTGTGATCCCGTGTGCTTTCTTCGCAAGTGGTGTTGCCTCATACACCATCTTGCTAGTGACATTGTTTACCTCCGTAAACTCAATGCCGTAAAACTTTGAAATGTCCTTGATTAGCGATCGAAGCTGAAGGGTATTCCAGTTTGTGATTGGGACAACCGTATCGTCGCCCCACTCATCAATCAAGAACTCCTTGAGAAGCATCGGATCAGATACATCATAATCAATATCAGGATATCCAGAACCGCCCTTGGTCAAGAACCTTTCAAACTGAAGTCCATACTTGATTGGGTCGACTTGCGTAATTCCAAGAACATATGATACCAACGAACCAGCAGCCGAGCCACGACCGGGTCCAACGAGCTGACGTTCTACTGCCATATCAGCAATTGCTTTCATGGTTAAGAAGTACTTCGAGAAGCCTCGTGATTCGATAATTCCTACCTCATACTTTAAGCGGTCGGCATATGTTGGGTCTTCCGCAAGACCAAGAGTGCGAGCACCCTCTACACACAACGCGGCAAGCGTTTGGCCAGCTGTGGACCCTTCTGGTACAACAAAGCTCGGGAGGCGGACTTCATTATCCGGGAGGAAAGTCTCGATACGCTCGTGGGCAATCTGATGTGTGCGAGTGATAGAATCCCTCACTACATTATCATCATACTCTATCCCTGATGCTTTGGAGTATCGTTTGTACGCTTCCCACATCTCATCACCATTCTTTGGGTACAGTTCGTATCCAACGTCCTCTACTGAGACTGGAAGCTCATCTGATAAGTAATCAGGCTTGCCACGACCTAGCCAACCTAGGCGCTTGTACAGTTCCCTATCCTTCCAGACCTCTGGATTATAGTAGTGAGAATCTGCGGTCGAAATCAGCTCGATACCAAACTCATGGTGCATCTGAATGATGTATTGGTTGAGTTCATGTTGCTCTGGGATATTGTTCCACTGCAACTCTCCATACCACCTGTCACCAAAGATAGATTGCA